CATCAAACTTTACGTCTGCCGCCCTTAGTAAGCCTTTAAACACAGCTTCTATTATATCACCAAGAATCATGTTGATAAGAAAGTAGGGAGAATCAGAAATCTTTTCACCAGGATGGTTCTTTTCAAACCACAACTGACACTTCTTACGTCCGATATTAGACATACGAAGTTTAAACTTCCTCTTCTCCCCTGAGAATTGACGACCCAAAGCATCTCTTACATCCTTGGATATGAGGTCAAGAATATCCTTATCCATACTAGTCTTACCTAGCATGACGTTTTGTAAGAAAGAATGAATCGCCACTTCTGCAGGATGGTTCATAAGCTACTCCTCAATCTCAACAACATTGGAAGCGATATCGTCTTCCTGATCGGATAGTTCCTCAGGTCTGCGATGCTCCTCCCACTTGCTAAT